TGGTATCGCTACACAGGTGAGGCTGACTACTACCTGCATGGTAATGGTGGTACATTACTTATTGTTGAGGATGTTGTGTCAGCTATCATAGCTACTCAGGAGTTACCATACATATCTTCTATGGCTATACTAGGTACAAGTCTAAGCCCCAAGCACATGGAAAAGATAGGCGAGTATAAAAAGATTATTATTGCACTTGACCCTGACGCTATTGGTAAGACAGTAGAGTATCGTAGAGAGATAGAGTTATGGACAGGTAACAAAACAATAGCTATGAACTTGATAGATGATATTAAATATCGTATGCCAGAAGATTTAGAAAGGCTAAAAGAATTATGTGGACACTAGTATTCTTAGCTGTGTATGGTAGCAGCACAACAGCACTACAGTATAGTAAACATGAGGATGTATTCCAATGTATGGAAGCCTTTGAAAGAGTATACTTCCAAGAGCTACCAAGAAACAAAGAAGGATTAATGTTAGTATGTGTAAGAGGAGATAGAAATGAAGTTAGCAGTGACGATTGATGTAGATGGTGACATCATGTATGTGCCAGAGGGTAGTGTGTTTCCAAACTTCCCAAAGCCTAAGTTGTTTGACAACATGGAGGATGCAGAAGAGGAGTGTGCTAAGTGGAATACAGGTGTAATAGTAAATTATGAAACAGGTGAAAGTGTTGGTAAGATAAGAAGCTTTACTGATGATGAACGACAACGTGCAAAAGAACGAGCAAAGATAAACAAATGTTTACCGTAGAGTTTGAACACGATGCCTCTATAATTAGAACACTAGATGAAACTGGTACATTTGAAGATGTAGAAGTTATTATAGGGGATGAAGGTATTGTATATATGCGACAGTATGAGGAGGCTGAAAAAGGTTATCAAATGTTAATGTTGACATACGAGCAATTACTTGATATAGCTGTGTCGATACGTACACCAGAGGGAATGCACAAGATAGTAAGAGGAAAGAGTACTGATGATAGAGATAGCATTAATCAAAGCTCTATTGAATAGAGAGTTTTATGAACAGCACAAAGGGATACGCTGCCCTGATAAAATCTTTTCAAAGAATACACGTAAGATTAAACAGGCTTTAGATGTAGCTATGGAAACATACGATGGTGATTTCACTGTCTCTGATTTACATGCTGTGTTCAATGGTATGAATGCAAGCATGACCACCGCAACACGTAATGGATATGAAGATTTATTTAAACGTATAGAACTTACTGAGCCTATTAAACCAGAGATAGCAGAGGACACATTGTCACAGTTGTTTCAACAGTATGTGGGTGACCAGATAGCTAACATAGGTTTTAATATTTGCAACCAAGAAGAGGGTAGCCTTCAATCTTTACGTCAACTAATAGAGGAATACAACAATGACTTTACTCCAAATATTCGTGTCGAGTGGGATGACCACAGTCTTGATACTGTACTTGATGCAACGGCACTTGAGTCGAAATGGTCATTCAATATACCCAGTCTGGCTCGTAGGGTGGAGGGTATCAGTGGCGGTCATCTTGTTTTGGTTGGTGCTCGTCCTAATACTGGTAAAACTAGTTTTCACGCCTCTCTACTAGCAGCAGATGGTGGCTTTGCACATCAAGGTGCTAAGTGTGTTATACTTGCTAATGAAGAAGCAATAACACGTGTGGCTGCACGATACATTAGTGCATCATCTTTTATGACTATGAAAGAAGTGCGTGAGAATAAAGCACTAGCAGCCAAGCGATACCACAAAATAAAAGATAAGTTAAACTTTAAAGATAGTACTGGCAAAGGTATGGACTGGGTTGAGTCAGTCGTTAAGCATGAGAAACCTGACATAGTTATACTAGATATGGGTGACAAGTTTGCTGACATCAAGTCAGAACGTTCAGACATAACACTCAAGGCAGCAGCTATCCATGCACGTAACATAGCCAAGCAGTATGACTGTGCTGTGATATGGATGTCTCAACTATCAGCAGAAGCAGAGGGTAGGGCTGACCTAAACCAAGCTATGATGGAAGGTAGTAAGACAGGCAAGGCAGCAGAGGCTGACCTTATGGTGCTCATTGGTAAGACACAACAAGCAGAGGGTGAAGATGAAGACCCTATTAGATACCTTAATATAGCTAAGAACAAACTAAATGGCTACCAAGGTAAGATTACTTGTGAGCTTGATGGTTCACGTTCAATATATAGGGCTTAGTATGAGACTAGTATTAGATGTAGAGAACTCAGTTACTTGGCGTGATGGTGAAATGTTTAATGACCCATTTGAACCTGATAACTTTTTAGTACAGGTAGGTTACCTTGATGTTGATGACCCAAAGGCTACACTTACAATAAAGAACCTAGCTCACAATGAATCTAAGGATGACACAGGTTTTAAGAAACTAGAGGTGCAGCTTGCATTAGATAACACTGAGTTACTAATTATGCACAATGCACAGCACGACTTGATGTGGTTGTGGGAGTGTGGCTTTAAGTATGATGGTCCTATCTATGACACCATGCTTGCTGAATATATATTAGATAGAGGTCAACGCAGTCCTATAGGTCTGAAGGTATGTGGAGAACGTAGACAATTAAATGTAGTAAAAGAAAGCTACTTGAGTGACTGCCTGAAGAAAGGAATCAACGTACATGAAACAGAGTTATCTAAGATGTGTGAGTATCTCGGTGCTGACTTGCTTACTACTGGTGAGTTGTTCCATGCACAAGAAGCAGACTTTGCAAAACCAGAATCAAAGTCTCTTAATACCGTCAAAGAAGTTACCTTCCAAACCTGCAAGACCCTCACAGAAATCTATATGGCAGGATTCAAAGTCGATTTTCAACAGTTGGAATTAGTACAAGAGGATTTAGAAAATGAGAAAGCTGAAATTGAAGAACGCTTACAAAAGAAAATCAGGCAACTTATGGGGGATACTCCGATTAACTTACGGTCACCTGAACAGAAGTCGCAGGTCTTATTCAGCAGAAGAGTACATGACAAAAAGGAATGGGCTGATTTGTTCGAGTTCACATCGACACAAAAAGAATTTAAGGATGCCGTTGCAGCGAACTCGTCACCTATCTACAGGACGGAGGCATACACCTGTCCTAGTTGCGAAGGGCAGGGTAAAGTATACCGACTTAAGAAAGATGGAACTAAGTTTGCAAGACCTAATAAATGCAAAGATTGTAATGCACTAGGTTACAAACTAAAGGACAGTCAACAGATAGCAGGGTTACGCTTCACTGCACCAAACAAGAACTGGATTAGTAAGAATGGATTCAACACAGGAAAGGATGAACTAGATGTACTTTCTTCAACTGCTAAATCAAATAAGATGGACGAGGCTTTTAATTTCCTTTCTGACCTTAAACGTCATAATGCTGTTAGCAGTTATCTATCTACTTACATCAACGGAATACGGAAGTTCACTAAGGCAGACGGATTCTTGCACGTTGGACTTACGCAAAGCGTTACAGCCACTGGACGTTTTAGTGGAAGAAATCCCAACATGCAGAACATGCCAAGAGGAGGAACATTCCCAGTAAAGAAAGTATTTGTATCAAGATTTGATAACGGATTAGTAATGGAGGCAGACTTTGCACAACTTGAATTTAGGACAGCAGCGTTCCTGGCACAGGATGAAACAGCGATGGAAGAAATTGCAACAGGCTTCGATGTACACGCCTACACAGCAAAAGTTATTACTGATGCAGGGCAAGCAACAACACGCCAAGAAGCTAAAGAACATACATTCGCTCCACTATTTGGTGCGACAGGTTATGGAAGGTCAAAGGCAGAAGCTACCTACTACACACACTTCATCGAAAAGTATAGAGGCATAGCTAACTGGCACAGCAATCTAGCTGATGAAGCACTACGCTTCCTAAAGATAACAAATATATCTGGCAGACAGTATGCTTTCCCAGATGTGACAAGGCGTAGCAGTGGTACACCAACGTACTTCACTAACATAAAGAACTATCCAGTGCAAGGCTTTGCTACAGGTGATGTAGTTCCTGCTGTACTTAACGAGATGCATGAACGTTTACGACATATGAAGTCGTGTTTAGTTAATACTGTACATGATTCTATGGTAGTAGATGTACACCCAGACGAGAAAGACTTAGTGTTATCCCTTGTCTGGACTATGAACCAAGACTTAAACAATATAATAGAGGAGACATATGGTATTAAGATGAATGTTCCTATGCTTTTAGAAGCAAAAATAGGAAAGAATTGGCTTGACACAGTTGATGTTTAATGGTATAACTAAGACTTCTTTGACTCTATAAAAAGGATATAGAATGAGTACAGAACTAGCAGTAGCTAATGAACGTGGTAAATCACTGGCTGAACTTATGGGTGTATCTTCTGCACCTAGTAATGAGTATACGCCAAGCATATCACGATTAGGAATGATTCACCAACCTATCATGGGTGAAGTGGATGTTAATGGCAAAAAGATTAAGACAGAGGTAGTACCTGTAGGTGCTTTTACCTTGAAGACAGGCGATGATATTGTCTACAGTACAGGTGCTTCTATTCGTGTCTTTGCTCTACGCTCTCAATGGCAGAGATGGAACAGTGACACAGAAGAGATGGAAAAGTCTGTAATGGCTAACACTCTTGATGGTGACTTGAAGGATAGTATTGGTGGTCTTAACTTGGGTAGACCAAGTGGTTACATAGAAGACTTTAATTCGTTGGATGAAGCAACTAAGCAGCTTATCCGTTCAGTCAAACGTGTAGTAATTTATTACGGCACAGTTACACTTGACAACCCTACTGATGCAAGTGGTAAAGAGCTAGGTGCGGTAGAGTCTGTACCTTTTGTAATGGATGTGAAGAACCGTGACAGTCTCAGAAGCCTTAACGGTGTAATAGGTCACCTCAAAAACAAAGACATGTTACCTTACATGTACAATATAAAACTAGAAGGTATAGAAGATAGTATACCTACTGGTGCTAAGTTTGGTAAGATAGAAGCATCCTTGGGTGATAAAGTTAAATTGTTGTCAGAAGACAATGAAACATTCAAGGACTTCTTGGAACTTATTGAGTATAGTAATGGTAAGATACTTGACCTACATCATGAACGTGCTAAAGGTCACAAATATGAAGACGAAGCTTTGGTACAAGAGATACTAGACAATGATTTTGTAGAGGTGGATGGATAATGAATCACCCTGCTGAACTAATGGTCTTTACTTTTTTAGAAAAGGCTATGTCTGGTGAAGCTACAATGACAGAGGAGGTAGCCAATCAGGTTGCCTCCGATGTTAAGGCTGCTATGGACAAACAGTTTAACTCAGGTCCACGTGACGAGTTTAAGCTACGTATGTCTAACATTGGTAGACCCAAGTGCCAGTTATGGTTTGATAAGAATGAACCTGAAGATAAGATACCACTACCACCACACTTCTTGATGAACATGATACTTGGCGATATTGTTGAGGCTGTGTTCAAAGGATTACTACGTGCAGCAGGTGCTGAGTTCAAAGACAATGATACTGTCACACTCAAGTTACCTGATGGGCAGGAAATCAATGGTGAGTACGACATGGAAATGGATGGCAAGATAGATGACGTTAAGTCTGCATCACCTTGGTCATACCAAAATAAGTTTGACTCATTTGAAACTCTAGCAAAGAGTGATGGCTTTGGTTATATCCCTCAGTTAGTAGGTTACTCAGAGGCCGCAGGAAAAGAAGTAGGCGGTTGGTGGGTGGTCAACAAAGGTAACGGTCAGTTTAAGTATGTCAGTGCAGCTGACGTTGACCGTGAGGCAGTATTAAAAGACATCCAAGAAACGGTAAATTACATAGAGAATGATGAGTACTTTGAAAGATGCTTTGAAGCTGTACCTGAGACATACTTTAAGAAGCCATCTGGCAACATGGTACTTGCTAGTGAGTGCAAGTTTTGTAGCTATAAAAAGAAATGTTGGCCTGGGTTACAGACGCTACCATCTAAAGTGTCTAAAGCAAAGAACCCACCTGAAGTAGATTATGTATCTATAGGAGATAATAGTGGAACTTAAATTACAAATAGAAGGTAAAGAACGTATCATAGAAACAGATACATTCAATGAAGAACAAGCACAGTTGTTTCAAGAATCAAGAACAGCAGAAAGAGAACATCAAAGATTTCTGTACATGACACACCTGACTGATGACAGACGTAACTTTTTGCTAGAGAAGAT